GCGACAGATGCTCAGCTGGATTATGGCAAATCGTTCGTGGTGTGTGAAGCTGACGTGTCTGACAGGGCAGTCCTGGCAGTGTTCGACATGATGACGGAAGGATTGATCTCATTATCGAAGAGATATCCGGATCAAGTAAAAATAGAGGAGTGAAAGTATAGGGGGGAGCATCGTTTTCCCCTTTGTGCTATAACCGATTAAAAGGTGCAAAGACACCATAAAATAATTAGTATTTCAAGACGCGAGGGAAAGACCTCAGGAGGGAAGGTTTGATGATTAACCTTAAAGATTTCATCCTGAATCTTCACATGCATGACGGAGCAGCTGCCGCTGGTGGAGATGCAGGAACAGGCGGAGAAGGGAACTCGCCAGCCCAGACAAGCGGAGCGAAACCGAGAGTTGAATACGGCAAGGCTGAGGGAAGCGCACCCGAAGGCGGAGACGGAACAACAGCAGGTTCGCAGGCCGGAGTCGCTGCCGGCAACGGAGGAGTGCAGACTCAGCAAAGAGACCTCAATGCAGAGTTCGAGGAGATGATCAAGGGCGACTACAAAGATGCTTACAAGCAGAAGATGCAGGCAGCACTTGACAGACGCTTTAAGAATCAGAACGACCTGCAAGGTCAGATTGATGAGATGTCATCCGTACTGGATCCTTTGATGGATATGTACGGCATTGACGACTACAACGAGCTGAGAACGCGCATCCTAACTGATAACGGAATGTTTGAACAGGCTGCAGAAGAGATGGGCATGACTGTCGATCAGTATGTTACATACATGGACAATCAGCGCCGTGTTCAGGAGATGGAAGCTCAAGAAGCGGAAAGACAGCGCGAGCTGCAGGCACAGAGCACCTACAAAGACTGGGAGAACCAGGCTGAAGCGCTGAAAGAAATCTATCCGGAGTTTGATCTTCAGGCAGAAGTAGACCTGCATCAGCAGGAAGACGGTTCAAACAAATTCATCCAGCTGCTCGGAGCCGGTATCGATGTAAAGACTGCTTTTGAAGCGATGCACGTGGGCGAGCTTATGGCGTCCACAGCCCAGCAGGTGGGCGATGCAGTAAGAAAGCAGACGACAGATACTATCAAGGCAAGAGGAATGAGACCGGCAGAAAACGGGCTCAATGAGCAGGCAGGAGTTATCAGAAAATCAGATCCCAGTAAACTTACTGCGGAAGACAGGAAGGAGATAGCTAAGCGCGCAAGACGCGGTGAGGTTATCAAGTTTTAGAAGACAGCTTCCTGTTATCCGCTGAGATGATGAGATGATAGGAAGGAGAAAGCAAAATGAGATTCAATTACGAAGACTATAGACTCAACCTGCATCTGCATGATGCGAATGTTCAGGTCACAACAGCCAACACTACAGGCAACAACCTGTCGCCTGAAATGAAAACATACTACAGCGATTATCTGATTGATAACGCTAAACCGCTGCTGGTGCATGATCAGTTCGGTCAGAAACATCCGATTCCGAAGAATGGCGGTAAGATTATCGAGTTCAGAAAATACGATCCGTTCCCGAAGGCCCTGACGCCGCTGACAGAAGGTGTTACTCCTGATGGCAGATCACTGAACGTAACAACGATCACTGCAGAAGTAAGACAGTATGGTGACTATGTAACACTGTCTGACGTATTGCTTCTGACAGCTATCGACAACAACCTTGTCGAAGCAACAGAGCTTCTCGGCCAGCAGGCAGGTGAAACTCTTGACACTGTTACAAGAGATATCATCAATGCCGGCACAAACGTACTGTTTGCAAAAGGCACCGGAGAAACAAGGCCGACGGCACGTAATGCCATTACTGCTGCAAACACTATCACAGTGGACGATCTCTTCAATGCTGCCAGAATCTTGAAAAACGGTAACACGAAGAAAATCGACGGATCATATGTCGGTATCGTATGCCCGGATATATCCTACACACTGATGAGAGAGGAAGAGTGGATCGATGTACACAAGTATTCCGCGAATACAGAGATCTTTGAAGGCGAGATCGGAAAGATCGCAGGCATCAGATTCGTTGAGACTACTGAGGCTAAGAAGTGGGCAAGAAATGAATCCTGGGGCACAGGTAATAACGATAAGAATACAACTTGCGATGTGTATTCAACTCTTATCGTCGGGGCAAATGCTTACGGCGTGACCGAGATCGAAGGCGGCGGCCTGCAGCATATTGTTAAGCAGCTCGGTTCCGGCGGCACTACAGATCCGCTGAACCAGAGAGCAACAGCCGGCTGGAAGGCTCTCAAGGTGGCTGAAAGACTTGTTGAACCGTACATGATTCGTATTGAGTCCGCGGCAAAATAGCTATAGTCGGAAAGGAGCAAACCCATGGCTAATAAAAAGAATACAGAACCGAAGGAAGCTGAAGTGAAAGAA